CTGTAATTAGCACCTGTAGAACACTAAGAGACGCAACAATTATGGCTGCTAAACTAAACCTTGACCCGTACGCTCTGGCCAGAGACACGGGTAGCATATAAAGGATAAATTTAATATGAAATACGTGATTGATATTGACGGCACTATTTGCAAGGAAGTAATACTTCCAGACAGCGGTGGGAAGAAAGATTACGCTAATCATATTCCAATGCCGGAACGTATTGCAAAAGTAAACGCATTATATGATGCTGGCCATACTATCAAATATATGACAGCACGTGGTTGTGTAAGTGGAGTTGATTATTATAATCTAACACACAATCAACTCGTAAACTGGGGTGCAAAGCATCACGAACTAAGCGTTGGCGAAAAAGAAAACTACGACATTTGGATTGATGATAAAGCATTTTGGAGTGAAAACTTCTTTCGTGAAACAGGAGAAACTTATGAATAAATATTTCAATATTGCCTTTTGGGGCTTGCTGATAGTAGCGTGTATACTATCTATTATGATACAAGAGAAGTCATCAAATAGGATCAGCTCCATGGAACAAAAAATTAACAGCATGCAGATTATGCTACAAGAGATGTCGGATGAATAAATTTATTGCGGAAAATTGGAACTTGATTATGGATCATAATCATAATCCATTAAGAAACATACCATCACTGCCAGTACGTCATATGATTATGCAGGTTCTTGCGTGGATGTGGGTGATTGTATTTACGATTGCATCTGGCACATGGGCATATGCTGGCCTCAACGCTATTGTACATACTGCATTGATTGCAGGCATTGTAATAACAGTTGCTATTTTTGAAACAGCTAAGCGCCAGCCAAAAGTATTTAATTTGCGAGGCAAAGGAGGCGAACATGAGTAAAGCAGATTATGATTAGACTGTTACAACGAGCGCTAGGCGGCAGTAGTTTGTCACTTGCAATTATATATACCATTGGACACATTATAATTGCTATAATATGTGTAAGCCTGATTACTGGTGCAAGTTTAGAATTAGCGGCTATTGATGCACTTGTTGAGCCAGTTATTAACGGATTTTGGTTTTATTTTCTACATAAGGCATGGATACATTTCAACAGGTAGATTTTCGGAGCAAAATAAATAATAAAATTGTTACATATTAAAAGGAAACGACATGAAAGAACAATTAATTAAAGCGGCACGTATGCATGCCGAAGGCGAACTCGAAAGAGCAAAAACTAATATTATGGTATACATGCACAACGCAACTGGTATAGGTGAGCATAGTGATATTGTAGAAGCTATTCAAGAAGAACTTGATAAAATGGCCGCTGCAGATGATCGCATGGAAATGCTAACAAAGTATTTTTCTTAAGAGCGGGATGTACATATAAAATACACTATTTTGGAGGTAAAAGACTTTGACTGAAGTATTAATGATCGATCCACCGAGTGGATGGAAATATGGATTTCCAAAACCACTACCTGAAGAATACCACACATTAGGTTTTAAATTTAAAATGTTTGAGTGGTTAGTAAATGAAGGTTATCCGCAATCAGAAATTGATGCTTGCGGATCCAATTTTTATTGTAGATATTATGAGACTGAAGATGAGTAAGATACAAGAAAAAATCACTGTGTATATGGATCAGATCCAAGCTGTTATGGAAAGCAACACACATCTCGAAGAAAACTCTCAAATTCATAGTCTGATAAGCAGCGTTTCGATTTACTTTGCACATATGTACGATGAAGATAAGGACTATTATCAAGCTGTCCAACATGCTTTGGAAGAAAAAAAAGATTGGAATCTTAAAAAGGATTGGAACAATGAGTAAATTTATTGCGGCGATGGATCACAGTGGTGGTTCTACTGGTGGTGTGCTAGAGCGCTACGGTCGTGAATACACAGAAAAAAATAAAATGGATAGAGTTCATGAAATGCGTTTGCGCATGGTAAACTCGCCGGATTTTAATGATAAAAACATTTGGGCTGCAATCCTTTATAAAGACACAGTTGACCGTGGAATGGTTAACTTATTACGTGAAAAAGGTATTGAAACTTTTTTAAAGATTGATAGTGGTTGTAAAGAAGATGGAACTCTTAAACAGTTTCCAGTGCACCAAATGTGTAGATCTGCTGCACAAACTTACGGAGCACCTATATTAGGCACTAAAATGCGAAGCATTATTAAAAGTGTTGATATGGTTGATGCAGTTCTTAAACAGCAGTTTGTACTAGCTCGAACTATTATGGAATACGAGTTGCTGCCTATCATTGAGCCCGAAGTTCCCATTGACCATCCAGATAAAGAATTAATTGAACAAGAGCTTTATGAGCGACTATGGGATTATTTAAATACGTTATCAGGCAAATGTGTACTTAAACTAACGCCTCCTGAAGTACCTAATACATATCATAACTTGATTGGTCATAATAACGTTAGAAAAATTGTGTTTCTGAGTGGTGGATACAGTACAGTAGAAGCGTGTAGCAGACTAAGTCTTAACGACAATGTAAGCGCTAGTTTTAGTAGAGCATTGAGTGAAAGCTTAAAAGCTGACCAAACTGACGACGAATTTAATTTAACTATGCTGAGCAATATTAAAATGATAACAGAAGCTTGTAAATAAAGGAAATAATATGATTAAACTTAAAAAGGCAATTTGGCTGGTACTTGGATTTCTTAGTCTCGGTATGGCATACATAGGAGTCATTGTTCCAGGAATTCCGTTTTCAATCTTCTTAGTATTCGCAGCGTATTGCTTTGCTAAAAGTTCTAAAAAAATGCACGATTGGATTTATAACCACAAATACTTTGGGCCGTTTCTAACTAATTGGACACAAAAGAGTGTATTCCCTACTAAGGGTAAATATGCAATGATCTTAGTTATGAGCAGTTCACTTGCATTTTTGTATTTCAGTACAGGAAACATTAAGGCAACACTTTGGAGCGGAAGCTTTATGGCACTAGTTGCTCTATGGGCCTGGCGCTACCCCGGAACTGTTGTTGAATGGGAAACTCGACAGGCTGCAGGTAAAAAAATAGGTTGGCTAAAATAAAAATGATTTAATTTCATTTTTTAGTTGACATTCTATTAAAAATCGGTTATACTGTATATACGATAAATAAAAAGGAATCGTATTATGGGAACTTTAATTGGATGTTCAGTATTTTTTGTACTGTTAGTGCTTGCCACCGCAATATATGAAACGTTTGATAATTAAGGCCATCTCCGAATAGAGATAGCCTTTTTTACATTAAATTCGGAGTAACTTACTTCGTCGTTCTGGTTTCCACCCAAGATGATATAATATTCTGTTTCTCCATCCGTGTAGGAAGTTATATAAAATCCGGCGTGCCCTTGCCACCCTTCTGTACCTCTCGAAAACACTACTATATCTCCACGGCGCGGCGACTTTACTTCTTCGCCCCAATTAAGAAAGCTTTTAGCTAATAAGGGATTATCATTAAACGCTTCAGACCCTGGTAAGTTTACTGTTTTGAGCGCCGCATTAACAAAAGCAGCACACCACTCATAGTTTACCGGATCTAAGTCTATAAAGGATCTTAATTTAGATCTGTTAGTGTTTTCGTTCATGCCAACATATGCGTCTGCGCTGTTTATTAATTTGTCGACTCTATTTGTTTTTTTATTCTGCTCAATCCAAGATCCGCAGCCAGCTAAAAAAGTTAAAATAAATAAAAATAGTATTTTCATATTTTAGGAGTATCCTTATGTATAGCGCTTTACTTCTTTTGTGTCTTAACAACACATCAGTAGAACCGAATAATTGTGTAATTATGCAGAGCAATGTATTGTACGCAAACGAAGCAGCATGCGCTGACTCGATAGCTAATTTTCTAAATAGTACACTGTTTACTTATTCTAATTATAAGTTAACAAAATTGGAATGCTACGAATGGATGCATCCTTCTGAACTTAAAATATAAATCACCAATGCAATATTTATCTATTTACAAATAACACAAAGCGTAATATAATAATCATATGTTAGAGCAATTTACAAAAAAAGATGCAGATGATTCTGTAAAATGGGGTTCTCCTGTTGAAATTGAAATACGTAGGCGTATTCATTTATCAGTTGCGGCCTACGCATATGAATATGAAAATGTTTCAATAATATCAGATGGCGAATACGATAGAAAATCTTTAGAAGTACAACCAAAATTAAAAACCGGCCACGCTCGAATGGATAGATTCTTTAAAAATAACTTTGACGCAAATACTGGGCAGTGGGTAAGGCATCATCCGGATCTTCTAAAAATTAAAAAAATATACAATGATTATTACAAGGGTTGAATATGTGGTCATCACAACAAGAACAAGCGCTTAAGGCAGTTGATAAATGGTTCTTCACTGAATCAAAAAAGAAACAAATTTTTCGTATTTTTGGATACGCGGGTACTGGAAAAACTACACTTGCAACTCATTTTGCGCAAAACATCGACGGGTTAGTTCTTTTCGCTGCCTTTACTGGCAAGGCTGCGCTTGTAATGAAAAAACGAGGTTGTGAGGGTGCAAGAACTATTCACAGCTTGATTTACATAGCAAAACAAAATAAAAAGACTGGAGATATTACCTGGAGAAAAAATAAAGATAGTTCTCTTAAAGACGCGTCCCTTCTTATAATTGATGAATGTTCTATGGTAGACGCTGATTTAGCAAACGACCTTTTATCTTTTGGCATACCTATCCTAGTTCTCGGCGATCCAGCACAGCTTCCTCCAGTTTCAGGCGCAGGGTTTTTTACAGAATCAAAGCCAGATATTATGTTAACAGAAATCCATCGACAGGCAAAGGATAATCCAATTGTCTACCTTGCTTCTGAAATTAGAGAAGGACGATATCCGAATCACGGAACCTACGGCGAATCAAGAATTGTTTCTAAAATTGCATCGACCGACGCTTTAAATTCAAACCAAATTATAGTTGGGCGTAATGCTACACGCGATAATATGAATTCTAAAATGCGAAAACTTTTGAAAATGGGCGGTGAATATCCAATACAAAACGAAAAGCTTATATGTCTTCGCAACGATAAAGAGTTAGGAATATTTAACGGCGGGCTATTTAAAGTCGATAGAGCGATTGATACAAATCGCAAAAGCAATTTTTTACATATGAGTTTAGATCCTGAAGGTGACGCTGACGGAATGCCTGTTATGGTAAAGGTACATAAAAGCCAGTTCAGTGGAGAAATTGCAGTTCCAAATTGGAAATTATTAAAGGGAAGCCAACAATTCGATTTTGGTTACGCGATTACTTGTCATAAATCTCAAGGTTCACAGTGGGATAACGTATTAATATATGACGAATCGTGGTGCTTTCGTGATGATTGGCAACGTTGGTTGTATACCGCAATTACTCGAGCCTCTGAAAAGGTAACGTTAGTTAAAAATTAAAAATTGACATTACACGTTTCATATGATATAATTAGTATATAAACATTTAAAGGTATAATTACATGAATAATAAAGATTTTATTGTCGTAACCGCGATATCAACCCACAAAATGCGGTTCGTTATCCACAAAGACGAATTGCAAAAAATGAATGAAGATATTACCCTTACAGACGATATTGCGTTTGAGTGGGCAAAGGACTCAGTAACTATGAACGAAGTCAAAGAGTTTTCTCAAGAATGGTTAGGAGAAACTATCATCGACGTTGACGTTAAAACTGAAAGCGAAATGATAGAATTGTTTGATAGAGAAAACGATTATTTAAAAAGCTGGTCGTTAGAGCAAAAAATTAATTGGGTAAAAGATTGGAAGGAAAACAGCGATGACTACGATGCCTAATAAATTAACCATCTACGGAAAAGATAATTGCTATTGGTGCAAAGAAGCAAAATCTCTTGCTGAAAGATATTCTCTTAATTTCACATATAAAAATGTGGGAACTGCAGAAATTAGAAACGAAATGTTTGAATTAGTGCCTGACTCAAAAACAGTTCCACAGGTATTTTGGAACGGTCGGCATATTGGAGGATATAACGAATTTTCTACTGAAATTGAAGACACATTAGGCGCTAACGCTGGTCAGGGTTTATTTTAAATCGATGTAAGGAAAAAAAATGAATGCGTCACATTACGAAAATTACATTGTTGAAATTATGCGTGTTGAAAACTTTACACTTCTTCGGGCTTTGGAATTTGATTTTAACAAAAATGGTATCGACACAACTTCAGTGCTAAGCATGTGTGACTACCTTGAAAAAATGTTAGAAAACTTAGACAAAGTTAATTATTATATGCTTGTATATACAGAACAAGTACCAGATGTAAAACTAAAGGAAACTAAAAAAAGTAGTTGACATTCGTTTTAAAATAGTGTAGATTAGAATCATAATGTGAAACAAAAAGGAATCATTATGTACATCGCACAACTTGACATCTCATCCGAAAATACTGAAATCGAAGTTAAAGAATTCGCTAACGGCCTTGGTTGTACGGCAATACTCGTCCAGGAATTTGGTCCCGCAGGCGGCAACCCTTTATACATTTTTGAATCTAAAAATTATAACAACCTTGACGAACTCGTCCGACAAGTTATCGGTGACGCTGACGAAGAAACCATAAAAACCGTAATTATCGAGGCATCTAAATGACAACTGCACAATTAGAAATGAAAATACATAAACTCAATGATCGTCTTGGTGATGTTGAAGAAAGACTTAAAAGAGTTGAAATACTCATTAAAGCGCTACAGCAGCCATCACCAACATATTGGCGGAAAAAACTAGCATGAGCATGCATATGATTCGTGGTGTACAAGTACACGGTAATTCTACAAAACGCAAAAAGTCTAATAAAAGCAAAAGCTTACTTAAAGCTGAGGCTGAGCATGCGGTGTTTCTAGCCCGTTTAGGGTACACTGGTAAAGGTAAAGGTTATCGCACGGATATACCTGATTACAGCACAGGGCCGCGTGTTACCTCTGACATTGTCGCTGCTAACGGAATAAAGAAAGAAACTATGAAATATACTGGCAATGAAATTGCTGGCATTGTTACGACACACAAATCAAATCTTATGCCAATTCGCAAAGACAATAAGACAGCTGCTATTGATGCTGCGCAGATGCGCCGTTGATGGATTTTGCGGTTCAACGCACGTGGGTAGTTTTTGCGGGAGACAGATTTTTAGGCTATGAATACGCAATTGCAAAAGAAGAAGCACTTGGCAAATCCATAAGAAAATTTGGCAATCCTGATATCTGGGATGTTGAAGAGTTTACATTAGAAAAAATCAAATGGGCGGAGGAAGACATATGAAGCCAAATGATAAATTTAAACTTACTGTGCGAGACGTTGAATTGATTGAACTTGCACTGCAAGGCAAAATATCTAGACGTGCTATGAGTGTATCTATGGATCCTAGCAGTGTATATGCAAAAGAATTGCAAGATGAAATTACAGAAATAAGAGATCTGTTAGGTCGAATTCATAATCAAAAAGTTTGGTATCGACCTAAAGACGGAAGGTTTTCCCCCGGGAGGAAAGCAAATGGCATGTAGAAAACACGGATATAGAGGCAAAAAAAAGTGCTACGCTTGCGAGCACGAAGCAGACATTCGTTCGAACAAGATTTGGGGATGGGTTATATTCATATTAATTTTTATATGGTTGTTTGGCTAAGGAGAGTAATAGGAAAGTAAATAGTAATGAATAAATATCTCGTATAACAACGAGGTATTTTTTTTATGTGGCATTATAAAGGTAATGAATTTACCTCAGAAATGATTGGCGAGTATATTGGCTTTGTTTATATCATCACAGATAAAAGTAATGATAAAAAATATATTGGTAAAAAGATTTTTAAATCCAAGAGAAGATTACCTCCCTTAAAAGGCAAGACTCGTAGGAGAACTAAAATTGTAGAGTCTGATTGGCAAAGGTATTATGGTTCAAGCGAAGAAGTAAAACTTGTGGTTGAAGAAAGAGGAGTGGATAACTTCTATCGTGAAATTATTCACCTATGCGATAAAAAAGGAGAAATGGGTTACCTTGAACTTTACGAACAAATAACGCGCCACGCTTTGTTAGACGATTCCTATTATAACGGTATCGTACAAGCAAAAATCCACAGATCGCATGTTAAAAATCTAAAGTGGCTAATTGAAAAATAATAGTTAAAGTAGTTGACATTCACGTTTAACTATGTTATATTGAATATAGAATCAAAGCATTATGGAGAAAAGCAAGATGCTCATTACAAGAAAAAGTGTTATTACTGGAATTGTTCGTACTCTAGATATTCCTGTTAATCCTGAAGATTACGCCGCATGGAAATCAGGTTTAGATAGTATTCAAGATGTTATGCCTTATCTTAATGATTCTGATAAAGAATATATTCTTTCTGGAATAACGACTAAAGAATGGGATAACGCATTTTCCGAAACAATCGACGATATTGTTTCCGATACAGTACTAAACAGAAATTTTGCGGTTTGATAGTTTTATTTAACGGACCGCCTCGGTCAGGTAAAGATGCCGCAGCTGATTTTTTTAAAAAACTCGGCTTTAAGCATCTTTCCTTTAAATACCAATTATACAAAGAAACCGCAAAATATTTTGGTTGTAATTATGAATGGTTCATGAACCGTTATGATAACCGTTCTGTAAAGGAAGTTCCGCATATGGATCTAGGTCATATGTCATGCCGTGAAGCAATGATATATGTATCAGAAAAAGTTATTAAGCCAAAGCACGGCTTAGATTATTTCGGTAAACAAGTTGCAAACGAAATTAATTTGAGCAAAGACTACGCCATTTCTGATGGCGGGTTTATTGACGAACTCGTGCCTGTTATAAATAGAATTGGTTCCGATAATTTTGTTTTGGTGCAACTTACTAGAGAAGGTTGCGATTATTCATCAGACTCGAGAAGATATTTTGATGGCGAATTGCATCATCAATATATAAATTCACACGAAACGCCAATTCAAAAAAAATATGTTTTACCACACAAATTTAATGTAAAAACATATAGAATTCATAACAACGGCGAACTCGGAGCTTTTCACAGCGTATTAAAAGATATTTACGAAAAGGAATACAATGAGCGAGCATCAGGCGAAGAAAAAATGTTCTGTTAAGTCTAGAATATTTTGCGAAAATCCATATGATTTAGAAACCATATTTGAATCATTATCAGTTGCTTCAGAACAAAATAAAGAACTTCTCTTTATAGACAAGTTCGTAGCTTATCTAAGATTAGATCCACAACTTGAAATTACAGAAATAAGCTATAAAATACTTAAAGATTTAAATCTTATAACCGAAGAAATGTAAACTACAGGAAATTATATTATGTACGATAGAAATGAAATTACCGAGTCTTTAAAGAAAGGCTCTTGTAAAATTGTCTTTACAAAAGTAAATGGCGATGAACGTGTAATGAACTGCACCCTTCACGAGTCTCTTCTTCCAGAACAGATTGACGTAGAAGAACATATTCAAAAGAAAAAACCAAATCAAGACGTTCTTGCAGTCTGGGACAGTGATGTTGGTGGATGGCGGTCGTTTCGCTGGGATTCAATTAAAGAATTTAGCGTAGATTTCTGGATAAATTAATGAGCTGCGTTTATAAGGGAAAAGTAATAGAAACAGATTTATCAAAAAATTCAAACGGCGGCAGTGAAATGATGAGGCAGCGCCTTGTTAAGAATGTAGATAAATCTTTACTTAAAAAATACGCGATACATTTATCGCGGCCACGTAAAATATACGACAATGTAAAAAACATACTTTATTGTCACGACCTTGCGATGGATCCAGAAAATAAAATCTTAAAAGATAACGGATGGGAAAAATTCGACCATTTCGTATTCGTTTCATATTGGCAACGCGATCAGTACATTTTAATATATGGTATACCATATTCGAGGTGCACAGTAATTCAAAACTCTATTGAATTAGAGTATTCGCCACTTCAAAAACAAACTGATAAAATTCGACTAATATATCATACAACACCACACCGAGGTCTTGAGCTTGTTTATCCAATCGTGGACGAACTATCAAAAGAATATGATAATATACACTTAGATGTATATTCTTCTTTTGGTGTATACGGCTGGGAACAGCGAGACGAACCATATAAAGAGCTATTTGATAAAATTAAAAATCACAGTCATATGGCGTATCACGGAGCGGTAAGTAACAGTACAGTTCTTGAAGCTTTGCGCGATTCTCATATATTTTTGTTTCCGTCTATTTGGCAAGAAACCTCGTGTATTGCTATGATTGAAGCCATACGGTCTGGCGTATTAGTAGTTCATCCAAGTTATGGGGCCCTTCAAGAAACTGCAGTGGACGCGACAATTATGTATGAATATACTGAAGTTGCGAACGATCATGCAAATATGGCGTTTTCCGTCGTAAAGAATTTATTAGCGGCTCAGAAAATTCAACCCGAGTTGTTTAACAACATGACAAATTCTGAGCGTTTTATCTTACCAAAGAATGGTATAAATAATTTTACAAACTCTTGGAATAACTTATTGAGGCGTTAAATGGGCGAACTTATAACCTTCCCAAAAATGAAATTAGACAGTCCTCCCCAGTCTCCAGCTGAATTAGCTGAAAAACTAGCTGAGTACAGGACTAGCTTTTCTGTTGATGTTGCTGAACAGTTGTGGGATTTAGTTCTCATTGAAATGGTGAGATCTGGGTGCAGATTTGAAGATAACACAGAAGAATATTTTCCTTCGATTATACTTTTGCTCGAAGCAATTAAATCGCTTCATCTTCACACAAGCAATATTCACCACCCACTCCAGGATTTTGCAAAAGATTTTGTTATTGAAGAAGATTTAGATAAAAAAACTGTTGACATTAATGAGATTATAGATTAATATAGATCTGTACAATACAGATATGAAAGAAACGATATAACATGGCTATTTTAATTGACTTTAACCAAGTAATGCTAGCGTCCCTATTTGCTAGCATCGGAAACCACCACAACATTGACGTTGATGAAAATCTACTACGTCACATGTTTCTTAACTCTATTCGATCAAATCGAAAAAAGTTTAATGAAGAATTTGGTGAAATTGTAATTTGCGCAGACGGACAAAAGTCGTGGCGGCGCGAAATATATCCATACTACAAAGCTGCGCGTAGGAAAACGCGTGAAGCATCAGAATTGGATTGGAACCATCTGTTCGGTATTATAAACAAAATTCGTTCCGAACTTAAAGACTATTTTCCATACAAAGTGATTCACATCGACCATTGCGAGGCTGATGACGTCATTGGTACAGTATTACACGACCATGGCACTGAAATGAACATCGGCGCAGAGCAATTCCTTGTCTTGTCTGGAGATAAAGATTATATTCAGTTACACAGATACGCAAATGTGAAGCAATACGACCCAGTTCGTAAAAAATGGATCCAAAATTCAAATCCTGATAAATACTTGACAGAACATATACTAAAAGGAGACGTTGGAGATGGCGTACCGAACATTCTCTCTGCAGATAATTGCATCGCAGTTGGAGAACGTCAAAAGCCAATGACAGCAAAAAGAATTGCAAGTTTTACTGAAAATCCAGACTCGATGGATCACCAAACAAAAGCTAACTTCGATCGTAATACTCTTATGATTGATCTTTCTTTAGTTCCTCAAAAATACCAAGACCAAATTCGTTCTGAATATGAAGTTGAAAAGGAATTTGGACGATCTAAACTATTCAATTATTTTGTAGAAAAAAAGTTGAAAAACCTCATTACTGACATACAGGATTTCTAATGTTACTATCACTATCTGAGATTATAAACAAAGCATGTAAAATGCAAACAAAAGAAGAAAAAGTTGAGTGGTTGCGTAAAAACGACACTGCCCCGTTGAGAACAATTCTTAAAAACACATACGATAAAAGTGTTGAATTTTTAATTCCTAGCGTTGCGCCACCCTGGAAAAAAAATGGTTACTTCGACGTTGAAGGAATGTTATTTAAAGAAGCCAGGCGGTTACGCATTTTTATAAAAGGTGGTGGATACGATAACCTAAATCAAGTTAAAAGAGAAAACCTTTTTATTAGCCTATTACAAGATGTTGATGATAAAGATGCAGATCTTTTGTGTACAATGATTGCTCAAAAACCTATTAAGGGATTAACAAAAGAAACCGTACTGCAAGCTTTTCCTAACTTAATTAAACTAGAAGAAAAAGAGAAATAAAAATGGCTAAGTCATTTAAAAAATTCAGAGAAGAATATGAAGACGAGTGGGCGGATGATAACGAAGATCATTATCGCAAGAAAAAGAAGATGAATATTCAACAACAGCGCCGTATTAAAGCGCAAGAAAAACTCTCTGTTTTTGAAGAAAATGAAAAAAAATAAAAATAATTGTTGACATTCGTTTCTAAATAGTTTATATTGATTGTATAAGGTAAAGAAAAAGGAATCAGTTATGAACATTGGAACAACAATTCGCAATCAAATCAAAGCAATTGATCCGTGGGCATTCGACGCCTGGGGAACAAAAGATATGATGGCAATTGAAGATGGTCTACAGTTTAAATCTTCTGGCATGTGTGGCTGGAAAGGTCTTGTTCAGGTCAAATATGACAGAGGACAAGACCTTTACAGTATCATTTTTGGTAAAATTCGCAAACTCGAATTTAAGGTTTCAAAAACAGTTGAAAGCGTATTTGCCGGAGATTTGGTTAAAATTATAGATAAGCAGGTACAATAATATGAACATGGAAAAAATAATGAGTAACGACAGATTGGATTTTCAAATTCTGCGCCAACTCGATCAAAAGAAAATGGAAAAAATAATGTTTAATGACATCGATCAAGTGCTTATCGACACTGAATTCACTACAGAAGACGATGATTTGCTTACGCGTTATCCAAACGCAATCGAGCAACTTGAAATTCTTAAATCTGATTTTCTTGGAATTAAATCAAATTAACTGTTGACATTTCCTTTCAAACAGTTTAAATTAGTTGTATAAAGAGAATCAGAAAAACGAAAGACTACACTATGACAATTACATTCGCAAATAACACGCACCCCGGCTACGACAATGTAAAAGCTTTTAATATAGCTGCTGAGCAGCTAAGCCAATTTAATGTTGAAGATTCAACTTATGGTAATGATTCTTGCCCATCTATACTCGTATGGATTAACGAAGGTACTGAAACATATTTACAGCTTTTCATCGATTACAAAAATCCTGAATTGCGTGAAGAAGAAGAAATGCTTGAATTTTGTGTGACTCTCTACGAAGAAGGCGATATGCAGGAAACAGAAGATTTTGACAGCCTTGATTTGGCTATTGACCACATCACTGAAAAAACACTAAGTTTTATAAATTAACTATTGACATTTCATTTTAGATTTGTTATATTGATTCTATAAACAAAGGATTATAAAATGAAACTCTTCACTCAAACAATCGCCGACCAAATCCCTCAAGGTCTAGATCGGTACGACCAAATCTTCGCTGCTAAGAAACTTATCCTTGCAACAGATTCTCATATTCTAGCTACATGTAGAGAGACTCTCGAAGAAATTGAAGATATTATTTTTCTAAGGGAAGAGACTGAAGAAGAAGATCTTATTTTTCTAAATCAAATATAAAGGAATTACTATGTGGGAAGTTAGAGTTCAAATGAACAGAGTTAATCCAAACAGCCAAACTAATAGTCTGGAATGTGGTGCCGTTTACGTTGATACTCAGCAAGAAGCCGAAGAATGGTGGACTTGCAGAACTCAGCAACAGTGCGCTCAAAAGAGAGTTCACACTATGTGGAACCCTGAAGGTCAAGTTGTTAGAGTTCAAATGGCTTAAGAATAGGAAAACCACGGCTCTACGGAGACCTAATTATCGCTGAGTAAGACTCGGATTAACAACGTGGTCAACAACCAGAGGATCCTTTGGGATCAAGAAATAGGGAAGCTATTAATTTAGTTTCCCTATTTTTTATTTTTTAGTTGACATTCGTTTCTAAATAGTTTATATTAATTGTATAAGGTAACGAAAAAGGAATCAGTTATGGAATATACTTACAGTGACGACGCGTTTTCAGATCTTTTTAAAGACGTAAACGGTTACCGTCCACGCGGAGCTCTAATGGATGATTGGCGCGCCGTAACTGATCCTGATAAAAAGCAAGAACTTTGGGATGCTCTTTGTGATGAGCTGAAAGAAAACACTAAGCGCGAAAACGCATTCGCAGTTGCTCAGGTTGACCAGTTTAAAGCTGCTATAGAAACTTATATTACACTAGGCGCAGGTGATCGAACTACTGCTCTCCGCTGGATGACAGGTACTTGTACATTCTACACCGGCCAGTGTGTAGAGAGCTGGATTTGGGATAAAGGAATATTGTTCACAGATTATGGCAAAGCTCTCGTAACAGAGCTTTGCTCCATAGTAAAATATGAATAATTTGTTCTCAACAGGTAAAATTGCTCAGCTATTTTATTGACAAAATCATTAAAATAGTGTAGAATAAGTATATAAAGAGAATCAGAAAAAACGAAAGACTACATCATGGCTTACAAAAATAACGTAATTCGCACTTCAGACGCTTACCAATTTACTATTAACACTAAAAATGATAAAATGTTAATTGCGCTGAAAAATGCTATTGCAAAACACAATTTCTACTGGCCCCATTGTTTCGACATTAATGAAAAAATAAATACTGAATTCTTACGTGTTTGTGTTAAACCGCGCGGTCCTCGTACTTCGTCTTCTTACCACACTTTGACTAAAGACGCAACACACTTTGATGTCTATGTACAGCGTCGTTATTGATCGTGGATAGAAACATTTTAGATTCGCTTGAAAAAATGCCACTTGATAAAGCTCGTAAAGAAGCAATTTGTTTGATTGATGTAAAGAAAACAAAACAAGTTGTTCTTAATCGTTTGAATTACGATATTTCAGTTGCTCGTAACTCTCAAGAAGTGATGCGTATTATGTGGGCAGTATATATGTCTGGTTCTGGTCATGGAACTCTTGGTTCATCTTGGAAAAAGCATTACAATAGCATGTAGGAAATGCAACTACCACGGAAACAAGAAGTGTTTTGCGTGTGAACGCGAGGCTGACGAAAGATCTAACAAATTATATTATGGATATCCTAAACTATGAAACTACCATTACAATTGCCTAAGCCACTTATTCTTGAATTAACCAATAATGAGATTGACCATATAGAGACTATGGCACAAGAAATGTTCGAATGCCCAAACCGTCGACGTGGTAGAAGTCATTCAACAGTATTATCTCATACGTATTCTGGCGTTATTCTTGAGTTTGCTTTAGTTAGGCAAGGTGGTGTTATGAACCCTGCCGTATTTGATCACACCAAACCAGAAACTCATAATTGGGATGCTGATTGGAGTGGTTGGAGAGGTGAAGTTAAAAACGTTCAAGATCCGGATCAGCTTCCAGAAAAATTTCAAAAGAAATGGCTAACTGTTCCTAACTATATGGGAAATAAACTTGCAAGAAATTTTAAGTTGTACCCTAATTGTGTTGACATTGTGATCTTTGGATGTTATAATAAACTATCTGAAAATACGTTTGATGTTCGATGGCGCGCAGTAGTACCTTTTGATACTATTCGCCAAAATCTTCGCCCTTGCCAAAAGCAGTTCTCTAATAACTGGACAACTGACCACACTGGTGTTGAACGTTTAAAGTTCTTTTATGATAAAAGCGGTGATAGCCGCGCTATATACAATGATGATCTTTAAGGAAATAAGTATATGAAATTTGATAATGGCAAACCACCGATTAATCTTGTTCCACCCGAGGTAATCGTTTCTGCTGCGAACGTGTTTGGTTTTGGTGCTGAAAAATATGGTGAAAACAACTGGCGCATGGATCTTGATAAGTTTCCATATTCGCGCCATTATGCTTCTATTATGCGACACCTCTTAGCATTTCATTCAGGTGAAGACATGGATCCTGAAAGCGGCCTGCCTCATACACACCATGCATTGACTCAAATGATGATCTTGGTTATGTGCGAAATGCAGGGTAACACTGAATTAACTGATGATAGATTTAAAGTAGAGGATGTATAATGCAAAATGTAAATGATATTCGCGAGTACTTTGTTGAAGAACTAAAAGCTGAACGCTTTACTACTGATAAAACTGGTGCTAAAACAATTGAAATGCTTGGCGCAACCTTTATTGCAGACGAACCAGCTATCTTTGGCACGCCAGTCCAATCTTATATTGATGCTGAGCTTGCTTGGTATGAATCTGGCTCTACTAACATTAATGATATACATGGCAAGGATAAAGCTCCGCCTGCCGCATGGCAATATGCCGCTGACGAATATGGAAACATCAATTCTAATTACGGCCATTTGGTGTTTTCTAGCAAATATCATACTCAATATCAAAATGCGTTTAATGAACTATGGAGAAATCCAGATAGCCGTCGTGCTCAAATGGTATATAACCGCCCATCTATTTGGGTTGAGTTTGATGAAGGCGGCAAGTCTGATTTCATTTGCACTAACGCGCAGGCTGTTTATATTCGCGATGGCAAATTGCATATGGTATCGCAGATGCGTTCGAACGATGTAGTGTTTGGCTATAAAAACGATTACGCCTGGGCCCAATATCTTATGGACAAGTTTGTTCAAGATTACAACACTGAAGCTAATATTCGCAACACAACATCAACTTTTGGAGAACCTGTCCAGCTTATTACCAAAGGTGATCTTATTTGGTCTGTGATGAATTTGCACGTATATTCTCGCCACTTTGATTTAGTAGTTTAATGGTTGAGCTTATTCAAATAACTGATATTCTTGAGCAGAAAATTCGTAAAGAAAAAGAACTCGAGTTTTATACAGAAGAACTAAAAAAACTACAGCGAAAAATGTTTTTTATTCAAAAGGATATTGATGTTACAAATATCATCATTAATATAATTGAGAAAGAAGCAGTGCTTGACATTAAAAGCTCAATGGAAAAACGCATGATAGGAAAACCCGATGATTAAAGATTGGTCGCTTGATACAATTAAAAATGAAATTAATAAAATTGCGTACGGTGAGTCAGATCCTCGAATGGATGGCTACACTACGTTTGGTTGCAAACAGGATTTGTATAAAGTTTTGTTTCACGTACAAGAAAAACTCAATAACTGTTCTACGTATGAAGGAGAAAGAGGATGGGCCAAAGCGGCTGTTTTTTCTCCAGTATTTGAAAAAGATTATCCTCGCTCCGAAGCTGTGAATAGGCAAGAACCGTATGACGAAACTATGAAACGTATGCACCGCGAGGAAGACGCTCGGCAACTCAAATGGGATCAGATCCATCAGAATTGTGTAGGGCGACAACTTAAATGGGATCAACGTTTCATGGAAATGTGCAAAATGATTGCTAAGTGGAGCAAAGATCCGTCAAGCCAAATTGGCGCTGTAGCTGTTAACGACGAGCGACGCATTCTTGCAACTGGTTATAACGGGTTTCCTAAGGGTATTGCTGATACTGAAGAACGTTTAAACGATCGCGAAGAAAAGTATCCGCGCATCGTGCATGCTGAAACGAATGCTTTAATGAATGCACTATATGCTGGTGTTAGCCTAAAAGATGCAACTATGTATGTTCACGGTTTACCGGTGTGTCCTGAATGCGCTAAGCTTATTATTCAAGCAGGCGTACGTAGAGTTGTTATTAACGATCTTGTTAATTCAAACGCTCACTGGAAAGATTTATGGATTACACGCACAAGCCCTATGTTTAAAGAAGCTGGTATTGTGGTAATGATTCTTGGCGAATAACTTAACAGACATCTATACTGGTGTAAAGAAAAACGATCCAAATAGGCGGGCGAACGATTTTTATCCGACTCCGCCTTTAGCAACTTATGTGCTATGTAAATACGGCAGCGTCCCTACAAGTATTATTGAACCTTGCGCGGGCCGCGGCCATATATCAGCAGAGCTACTGCGGAATGGACATGAAGTTGCATCATATGATTTGAATCAATATGACGATCCATTGTGTGCTATAAATACACCATATGACGCTTTAGATATGACAAAACATCCTTTAGCCACAGGCGTTGTTACAAACCCGCCGTACCATAAAAACTTACCGCACAAGCTCGCTGAAAAGTGGATTAAAGAATACGACTACGTTGCTATGTTTCTAAGGCTTACTTTTTTAGAAGGTAAAAAGCGAAATAAACTGTTTACAAAACATCCACCTAATGATATAATATTCCTATCTGACAGGGTTAGATTTAGCGCTGACGTCGCTGAGCCTATTAAAAAGAAGGACCAAATTGGTGGTATGATTGCTTATATGTGGATCGTGTGGGATAAAAATAAAACGTCACAAAACTTACAGTGGGTTAACTTGGAAGATAATTATGAAGAGTGGCGTGTTAATATGGAGAATAATTTATAATGAAAGTAGCGTTTATTTTTGGTAAAGGAATTGAAGGTTGTGGTGTTACTCGCGGAGCTACTATTTTAGAAAAGTGGCTGACTGAACACGGTCACCAAACCGTTAACATCGATTTTGATTGCGGTCAGATATTTTACCGCGCTAGGAATCTTAGCTTTACCGGGCCCATATTAAAGTGCGAGAAAAACTGGACCGTAGACGATTGTAAAGATATTTTAGCAGAAGTCAATAGCTGCGATATAGCAATATTGCATTCAGTGCCAACACGTAAGCAAGAAAAATATATCGACCGGTGCCGTGAGTTTATGTCGCGAGTACACGATCCAATTATTGTTGTACATGACCATGGAATTACAAAGAGTAATATTAATATGATTCCGCAGGGTGGTGAAATTATGTCTATGGCTGATGTTGGTGTAGTTCAATCGTTGAATGGTCATTCAAAACAAATGTATACTGCAATCGATAAGAGTATGGAATCAAACCTATACGAAAATCCAATTTGGGTTGATACTCAGTTATATGACAAGTTCAGGGCTTCGGCCGAAGAACGCCGCAAGCACATTGTTTATATGGGTAGAATGTCAAGCATTAAAGATCCGGCGATGATATGTCGCTTGCTACCGCATGTTGATATAGACGAATGGGACTTGTCGTTGATTGGGTGTGAAAGGTCTATCTCGGGCGCAACAGTAACTGAACCGCTTGATTTGTGCACAGCACCATATATCCCAGCTTATCGCAATTTAATTCGTATCCACAGTGTGAATGTTAAGGGTGAAATTAGAGTTCCTCGCGCCGAAGCTCTCAAAACTAATACTAAAATAAATTCATATGAAAAATATGCTTATGATTGGGGTATGGAAACTCTTGGTAAATCGATGGGTTCTTGGTGCGGATACCGTCTTAGAAATTCAGAAGAATATGGTAATCGTATGGAATATACTATGATTGAGTCGTATCTATTATCTATGCCAATTATCCAACGACATTTTGCAGAAAACGCAAAATCACCTGAAGGCAAATTGTGGGGTGAATATGATGGACCTATTATTGCAGAGGCCAGAGAAGAAGCGTTCATAGCTGATGAAATGAAACGCATAGCCGCATCGCCAAACGAGTTTAATGAACGTACACGAGCATGCCAAGAATTAATCAACAAATTTAACAATATTGACGTCCTTGCTCCAAAGTTTTTAGATTTTGTGTTGACAAAAGGCAAGAGAAGTGATAAGATTAATTATATTGAAGCTATTTCTGATTTCTTTCCAGACGCGGCCGCGCGGCGCGCAAACGGCGAAATCATTGTAAGCTCTGGTACATCTATATTGAACAAAAAGCCTATGACGCTTGTAGCAGGTAAAAACAATGAAATTAAACCAGTCAAAGATGTCGCGTCACTCGAAGGCTTTTTCTAATGTACTATAAACGAATTGTTGTTGATTTTGATGACACCTTAGCGTGGCACAAAGGGCGCAAGTTTAACGAGGCCGTGCCCAACGAGCCGCTGATTAATAAGCTTAACAATCTATATAACCAAGGATGGCAAATCGATATATTCACAGCACGTGGATCTATTTCCTGCAAAACACGAGAAGCAGCTTCT